CGCTTTGGGAGTGACAGCACGCTGTAGATGCCATCGACCGGGCGACCAGATGCTTCGAGATCGTCGATCCGTTCAAGTAATCGTGTAACGTTCCCACGGACGCTCATGTATTGTTGATGGTGAAGTTCTGTAGCGCACGTCGTCTATCTGAATGGGCGGTTACTGCCCAAGATTCGAATTTGTAGCGACACTTAATCTAGTTAAGAAGTATCCACATAACGGCAATGACGGAGTGTCAACTGGCTGACAGTTTTCTCGGTGTTAGCGGGCAGAGCTAGTGGCGGTTTAGGCGGGAGCCGGGATTTGCCGGGAGGACTTGAGAACGAATGAGAAGAACGGCAGGAGAATCAAGCAGTTGGCGGCGTGGTGGGAAACCGGCCCACAACGGCAAACCGCCAGTTACTCTGCCACGTTTAGACCGGGTCCAGAAGGCAGATAAATCAGTGACTTAAACGCGGCCCTCGGCGCGGCTGCGCGCAAGTATCAATCACTTACGCCGGTTTTCCTATTATTGTTAAGTAGGAGAATCCCACGCCAATTCAGCGACTTGCGAGCGACCGAAAACAGGCCATTAAAGTGGGGTTCTGTCCCTATTTTTGGGGTGTTAAATCAAGAAAACGGGGCTTTCGGCCGCTGTTAGTCGCGATAGACCCCGATGATCATGGCGCGGATCTCGTTGATCGAGAGCGACCTTTTACCAGATTTCGCCTCATCGTCGACCTTAGCATCGAGCTCACGGACCAGCTCCTGGCGGATCTTGAGCTCGCGATCGGTCGAGAGCTTGTCGGCGCTTGCGAGATCCCTGATGGCGCGGGCGAGCAGCATGACCTCGCGGCTCTCGACTTCGCCGTCGCCGCGGCCGCCGAGCTCGCCCAACGTCTCGAATGCAACGGTCCGGAGCATCTCCGAGAGCAGACGGCCGACATCACCCTCTGGCACCTGGTCAAGCTTACCGATCCAGACCTTGGCGACGTCCTGAGCCTCGCGGTAGCTGGCCATCTGTTCGCGGCCTCGCTTGACGTACCTGCCGACGGTTGCTTGTGAGGGAGCCTCATCCTCGCCGAGCATGTCGCGGAGCCGAGCGGTGATCTCTTCAATCGTAGCGCGGCGCTTACGAATGAGCTCATCAACGACCTCGCGGACCCGTGGATCGAGCCGATCAATCTTCGTGATAGCCATCGCTCCGCCCGCTCACGACAGGTTAATGAGGATGCTCAGGCGGTAGAGCGGTGCCTGGAGTTCGCTGACGATTCGCTCGAGCGCGGCCCGTCGCTGCTCGCCTCGCCGGCCGAGCCGGTAAACGATGGGCGGCTGTCGCTCCAGCCGGCCAAGTGTCTCAGCGAGCCAGGCGAGCGTCCGTGTCGCGGCTGCAATAAGCTCATAGGCGGCCTTCGGAGTGATCGAACACCCCAGCCGATCGGCGATCGCACCGATCCGGCAAAAGGCCGAGCAACCAGTATCGCCAGCAGACGAACAGGAGCAACCTGGCACACGAAAGAGCAGCGCGCAGTCCGAGCCCTCGAGCGCGGTGCCGAGCTCGTCGACGATCGACCTGGCCTCGCCGAGCAGCTCGACAACCCGAGGCATGATGGCAGGCAGGCGATCGGTCGTTATCGATGCGGTCGCACGTCGGCTCATGCGTCGGACTGCTCCGGGAACGCGAGATCGAGGATCGCCGGAAAGACGGCATTAAAGGCTCTCGTGTAAGCATGGCTCTGAGCACTTTCGCAAGCCTGATGGAGCAGCGCCTGCAGCTCGGTGACGTGAGGTTGAAGCGTCTCGGGAATCTCTAAATCCGTCGACCAAGTCGTGCCGCCATAACCGAATAACTCTCGGTGTATATCGTAAATGCGCGCGATCTGACGCTCCACGAAATTCGGTGCATAGCCGCGCTCGATGCCGAATGTGCGAACGGCAGCCAAGGTCTCGTCGGACCACGACCACCGGTCATCTGCTGCCTTGGGAAACAGCTGGACTATCTTGTCGTTCATTCAGCTGTTCCGATTCTGAGCTCTCAGCATAGCATTCGCCGCGGCCGCGCCGATCTGGTCTGGTGACTCCTTGAATTTCTGCGGCTCGTTTGCGTGCACGTGGACCTCGACGGCGTACCGGCCGCTGCCGCGCTCGTAGTCGCGCGTCTCCTCGAGGTTCAGGACGCGCTCTCCTTTCTGCAGGATGGCCGGCACCTCGTCGCTCGAGAGCCCCAGGCCGGCCGTGCCGCCGAAGTGATAGCGGCGTGCGTCGCCGAAGATGCTGGCCGGCGCGATGCGGGTCGGTGCGAATCGGTCGCCGGCAACGCCGCCCTGGTGCGCGAAGAGCGCAGATACGACATTAGCGAAGAATCCGGCGCCGGACCCGCCGCCATCGCTGCCGTCGCCCTCGAAGTCGAACAGCTTCTCGGCGATCTTCGCGGCCTTCGCCTGCAGGGCCATCTGCAGGAGCATGTCGGCGAATGCTTTGAGCGCACCCTCGGCGCCGCGCTCGACGCCGTCGGTGAGCGCCGTCTCGAGCCCGTCGGCGATGATGCTTTGGGTGTTGCGCTGCGCCTCGTCGCGGAACGTCGAAAGCGTCTCCTCGGCCGCTTCGCCGGCCTTGCGGATTTCATCCTGCAGGCGCTTCTCGGCTTCGGCGAACTCATCGTCCATGAGCAAGCCGGCCGCCTTGACCTCGTTCAGCCGTTCGAGCTCCTGACGCAGGGCGCGCGTCGGATCGAGCGTCTGCCTGACGCTCTCGACGAACCGGGCCTGCGCCTCCGCCTGCTGCTCGGCCAGGCGCTGCTCGTCGGCCTGGGCGCGCTCGAGATCGCGGGCTTCGGCGGCCGCCTGCTCCTTGGCGTCGATCAGCTCGACAAGGCCACGGGCGCGCTCGAGATCCGCCTCGGTCGCACCGATCTGCTCGAGACGGTAGAGCGCCACTTCGCCTGCCGTCTGCCCGTGCGTGTCGGCTTCCTCGCGCAGGCTCGCGACCATGTCCGCGATCTGTTGGCGGCGCTTTTCCGCTGCCTTTGCGGCGTCTTCATCGATCGGCGTGGGCGTCGACGCTGGCGCGTCAGGCTCGTCAGGCGCGGTCGACGAAGGCGGCACGGCAACCGGCGTCGCCTGGGATTCGCGCAGCACGTGGGGTCGCGCTTCGGCGAGCAGGCGCTGCTCATTCCGGAGGCGCTCCAGCTGCTCGAGCGCTTCGTCGTACCCTTGCTGGTTGGGCAGGTGCTGCCAGAACGAGTCCCAGACATTCTGGGCCGTAAAGAGCTCCTTCGCGTTTCGCTTGATGGCGGCGTCGATGATGGCGAGGTTATCGTCCGCGTCTTCAGCTCCAGACAAGGTGCGCGCGGTCAATATGCCGATACCTTGTCCGACATCGGCGACCGCACCGGCGAGCGAGGCGGCTGCGCCGGCGGTTTCGATGAGCAGCGTGGCGAGACCATTCAGCGCAGCGACGACCGAAGGATCCTGCAGCCGCTCGGTCAGGTCCTCGACACTCTGCCGCGCGCCCTCGAGGCCGGCGCCATCGCCTTCGATCAGATCCCTAAGCGAATTCTTGAGCCCGGCGATCGCACCCCCGAACGTCTGCCGGGCGGCGCGGGCCGATCCGCCGAACTCGCTGGCCAGCTCATCCATAATGATGGCCTGCGCGCCGGCCACGTCACCCATCTCGACCATCTGCCGGACGAGCCGCTCCTGGACGGGCTCGAGTGTAACGCCGACCTCGCGGAGCGCCGCCACGCCTCGGATCGGGTCCTGCAGCGCCTTGCCGACCTGGATGGCCGACTGTTTCAGGTCCTGACCCATGACCGTGGACATGTCGAGGATCAGCTCGGTCGCCCGCTCGAAGTTGTCGCCGCGTACGTTCTTGAACGTCGCGAGCAGGCTCTGCATACCGACGATCGCTTCGTCGCCGAACGTCGTGAGCTTTTGCAGATTCGATGCCATCCCGAGGATCTGCTCGCGTGAGAGACCGGCCGCACCGGCCGTCGACTTGAGGACGGCGTCGAGCTGTGCAGTGGCGCGCTCGGCTTCCGCTGTGGCAGACACGATGGAGCGGAAGAGCGCCGCGACGCCGATCGTCGCGATCGCGCCGCGCAGCGAGAAGATTGATTTTTTTGCCGACTCGAACCCGCGACTCAGCCGCGAGCCCACGGACTTGGCTTGCGTGCCGAGCTTTTTGAACGCATCGATCGCGGCCTTCACTTCGCCGCGGACGATCAGCTTCAGGACTTCTATCGGTCGTGCCATTGAGCGACGCTCTTATTCGGAATCCGGTTCAGCAAGGGGCGCGATCTGGTGTGCGGTCGTTGTGATCCCCTCACGTGTCACCTCGGCAACGATCAGCCGGCCGCCGATCGGACCTGAAGCTATATACTCGCCGACCTGACGGCTGGCGACCCGGCGCATCTCATCGACTTTGAGCTCACCGACGGCATCATCGACCGGCGGCGAGACGAGCGAGCCGAACTCGAACGAGCTCCACCGCGGCTGGCCCACATTCTTCGTGGTTGCCACACCCCGGATTCGTCCGAGTGACGCGCTGTAGCCCATGACGACGATCATATGATCCTGCTCGACATGGAATTCCCCGGCCGCGTCGTTGCCTGCGGCGACCAGCGCATCGACGTAGCCGCGTGCCAGCTGCTCGACGGCCTTCTCATCGAGCAAGGCGTCCGCCACGGCGTCGAAGTCGGCAGCCGCCTGAAACGCGACCAGCAGACAGGCCAGCAGATTCGAGTCGCCGCTGGCAGCGACCGCCATTCCGAGTGACGGCATGGTGATCAGCTTGTTGACTGGTCGAGAGGTCTCAGGTGCCGAGCTCATGACGCCGAGCGTATCGACGGCGAGCAGGCCGCGCGTGGTAGAGATTCCAGCCAGGACGATGCTCATTTGCTCGCCTGCGTATCGTCGTCTTCCGAATCATCGGGCAGTAGCTCCGCACCGACGGCCACGCCCAGATGAGCGCCTCTCGCGGCACCGACAGGGCCGCCAATTACGAAGCCTACGATCCCGCCGAGAACACTTGAAACGATCTGCTCGGAGTTGGCCATAATCAATCCTCCTTAGTGTGTGTCACGCTTAAGAAGCGCGAGGTCCGAGATGAGGTTGCAATCCGAGCATGTCGACGCGGATTTTTTCGAGGAGCTCACCGGCCTCAGACAAAGATTCCGAAAGATCCTTATCCATGCTCTCGCCGAGTTCGTGATGCGCGCTGAAGCAAATGTAGTGCAGCCGCGATTCCAGTTCACCGATGACTTCCGGATCGGGCGCGTAGTCTTTGCTCGCCGGAGCCGCTTCAGCCGGCGCCGCACTCGATCCGCGGAGCCGACCCGGACCGGTAGCCGTAATGACCTCGGCGTGCGGTGGTCCGATCCAGTCATCGACAACCGAGCTCGGCGGGGTGCCGTTCAGCCAGTGCTGGATGCTCAAGAAGGCGCCGCCTTTCGCGCCGACGCGCCCGCCATGCCAGTCCGTCGGCCGGACACGTTTCATCGTCCCGCAGAGCCTCGCCGCTCCGTCCTCGGCCGCGCCGCGAATTAGATCGTCAGGGAGACCCTTGCCGCGAATCCGAAAATCGATCTCGCCGCACAAAAAGTACTCGATCGAGTCGACGTTCGGATGACGGTGCTCGGGGAAGCCCGAGCCGGTGGGACTTGGTGCGGCAAAGAAAAGCTCGACCTGAAACTGATCCTCGCGATACAGGGTCAGTCCCTCGATGCGCCCGCCCGATGTCACAAGCGAAAACGCGGCGTCGATCGGCGGACGGAGCCCATCGATGGATTCCGCCAGAAACCAACGCGCGAAGGCCGCGAGATTTTTATGCGTCATAGTCCACTCCGGGCAATTTCCAGAAGTTCAGTCTTTTGGGCTTGATGAGCCGGTGCTCGACGACTCGCCTCATGCCCGCCCGCCCGTCGGCATGGATCATCGTCCCCGGGTCGGCGTAGACAGCATAGTGCCTCGGTCCGCGATCGGTGCCATAGGTCAACGAGATCAGACATCCGTGCACCGGCTTCGGAATCACCGCGCCGCAAATTGCATTCAGCATCTGCTGGGCGCGTGGATTGAGGTGCGGTCCGTAATCTCGCGTATCCTTGACGCCGATCAGCCGACAAAGATCGATGCCCGCTTCCTCAAAGGCAAGAATGAAAATCCCGATGCAATCCACTCCGAAGCGGTTTCGGCCCTGATGATGGTAAGGAACGCCAACAAGCGCTCTGAAATGCTCGACCAACACAGAGGCCGTGATGGTCGCTTGCTTAAGATTGCTGTCCATGAAATCCATCATCCTCGTCTAGACGAAACGGAGCGGCGGTCACAGCAACTCCTGCACTTCTGATGCAATGGCCGCGATGATCGCGTTGTGCTCTTCTTCGGTCAGAAGATACTGTCGCTTGCCCTCAAGGAAAGAAAAATCGGGCTTTAGCCGTGGGTCGAACGACTGATCAGACTCCTTGATCACAGGGATGGCGAAGGTGTCGGGTGATAAAGGGCCGGCCATCATGCGATCGCGGCCGGGGCAGAAGAGACCGATGCCCTGGAAGTTGACGAAGTTGTCGTGGGTGTACCGGCAGGTGCCGGCCGTGCGATCGCAACCCGGCTCGAGATGAAACGTGTCGTCGACGGCGACGTCGGCGGGCGCTTCGTCCCACAGCAGCAGCTCGATGCTCTCGCCCATGTCGGGAGGGTCGTGCGCGCGGACCTCACGTACGAACCCGTCGTTGTCGCCGCTCGTGAATCGGAGTTGCCCGCCCACGTAGTAGATGTCGGTGAGCGGTGCCGGTCCGGGGTCGAGCGTGGCCGTGAACCGCTTGCGGTGTTGCACGGCCGTCACGGTGCCCGTGCGGCTGATCGCCGCGACATTCTTGGTGCAGCGCTCGCCACCGAATCGCTTGACGTCGCACCGCTCGCTCGCGGTCCGGAGGATTTGCTGCTTGAGCAGCTGCGTGACGCCGCGAACCTCCGATCGCAGCCGGCCTGTGTCGTCGTGCACGAACTCGCCGGTCGTGCCGGCGACTAAGACCTTGACGACGGCGCCAATCTCCCAGTCGACCAGGAGCAATGCGGCCGGCACCTGGTCGTAGATGCCGGCTTCGAGCTTCTCGACGCTGAAGTCCGGCACGCTCGCATCGACGCGAAGCCCCGTCTCGACTTCGGCATTGGCGACTGATCCGTCCGACTTCGATTCGGAATCGCTTGGCGTGATCGGCACGCTCGCTGGATAGGTCCCAGTCCATTCGCCGGAGACGATCGTCACGTCCCGGTCGTGCATCGTGCCGCGGACGATCACGCCGTCCTTCTGCCTGAGCCAAAAGCACAGTGTCAGCGTCGCCGTGACACCGGACGCGAGCCGTGCTTGAACGGCAGATGGCAGGCTCAACATGCGACTAACCGGCCTGACGTTCCATCTTCGCTACTACCATCGCTGACTCGACGGTTGAGCGCACGCGGCCGAGATACCCGCTGACCATTCGGAGCGTTTTTCTCGCGTCGGCCATGCGATGGGCTGGATCGGGTTCCATATGATCGGCAATCGAATCGATCGATCGCAGGGCCGTGCGCACGCCGTCGATCGGCGGCAGGTGCTTGCCCTTCTCGAGCGCGGCGCGCAGCGTCGCCTGGATCGACTCGAGATGGCGCTCCACTTGCATCCACCGATCAACGTCCTGGACGGACGTGTCCGGCACCTCGCGCCAGCCTGTGGCCTCTTGCCCGAGCACTGCGCCCTCGCTCGAGATCATCCCGCGCAAGGCATCGCGTGCGTCGGTGAGTTCGCTGATCACTGTCAGGATGTTGTAATTATACAGGGTCATAAATGCTCCTTATGATGGTTGCTAGTCGCCGGCAAGGGCCGACTCGGTGAACGAGATCGCCGCTTCCTTGTGGATCCGCGCCGACGCATCGGCATAGCTCAGATAGACGCCGCGCGAGGTGGACTCGTCGACGCGCGCACGGATAAGCTTCGCGAGTTCTCGCGCCGATGACACCAGCGGCCCGAACTGTCGCTTGAGTCGGCGCTCCCGGTCCTGGATCGCCGACTCGCGCCGATCGAGCTCGGCCTCCCGGCGACTGTGCTGCTCGTCGATCGTTTCGGTCGCGAAATCCTGCGCGAAGGTAATTGTCCGGCTCATCCGTGCTCCTTTAAAAAAACCTGCTCACTTCAGTTTCCCCGCTCGCACGACCTGGTAGCGTTCGCCGATCGCGCACTTGAGCGCGCGTTTGGCTTCTTCGCCATCGAAGTGGATGGTGAGACTGACGGCGCCGCGCTTGATCTTTCGGACGGACGCGGCGGCGCCGATGGCGCCTGCACCACGCCGCCAGTTGGCTTCGGCACGACACCGATCCGAACAAAAGCGCTTCCAGGGCCTTCTCAGTTCGATCTGGGCGCCGCAATTCTCGCACTGCAAAGTGCCCGACCCACTTGCGTTAATCGCATTCTCGGATTTTTGACGGCGGCTCACGATGACTCTCCGACTATGTGGCGGACTTTTCTGGCCGACAGGCCGTAGATCGCGGTGAGATCGTCGATCGCGACGCCCTCGGCACGGTCGCGCTGGATCGCCTGGTTGCGGCGAACGATCCTGAGGCGGGTGGGCTGCGGCAGATAGACGGTGCGGCCGCCGAACACGCTGGCGAGCTCGATGGCGAGAGCCGTCGCGGCCAGTTCGGGGTCCGCATGAAAGCTGCGCGACCGCCGAAAATGTGCCTCGAGGACCTCTGCGACCTCGACCAGCGTGTTCGGCCAACCAACTCGGGAATAATCATAGGGTTCTGTCACGGGTGATGGGCCTGGCCGGCGGATTGCCCTCGCCGATCGCGCGACTGAGCTCATCGAGCGTCGCGCCGATCGCATCGAGGTGCGCGATGACGGAGTCCAGCCGGCGCTCGAGCGTCGGCCGCGGCTCGCCGGCCCGCTCGCGCATCCGCTTCACGTAATTACCGACCGCGGCCCGCGACGGCGTCGCCTCGCCGGCGACCTCACGCAGTGCCGCGACGATCTCGTCGATCGTCCAACGACGCTCTACGATCATTTCATCGACCACCTGGCGCGCGGCCGGTTCGAGGCGTTCGATATGGCACAACCTTTCGACCATCAGCTTGCCTTGCCCTCCGTCTTGATTTTGCGCGCCTCGCGCCGTCGGTGGTCAATCGCGAGCGCGGCAACGATGCCGCGCAGCTGATCGGGCTTGAGCCACTCGACGCGCGCGACCTTGTACATGTGCTGAGCCATCGCGTCAGCATAGGCATCCGGCCGGTCGTGTTCGCGCAGCTGCATGGCGATCTTGCGAAGCAGCGGCGCCTTGTCGCGACCGCGAGCTCCCAGCAGCCGCGACCGTGTTTCGCCACACGTGGCGCCGCCACTCCGCAAGATCGCCGAGAGCGCATTGAGCACGCGTTTCCGGCCGTCGGCATCGAGATCGGCCGCCGAGTCGACATTGGCGACCCGTTGCAGGAGCTCGACGTACTGCTCGCGCTCGAGACTGGCCTCCTTGGCCTTGATATGAATCGCCGCGAGCTCGCGGCGGCGCCGATCCTTCCCGCCACCGCTCACGACGCCGCCTCCGGGTTTTCCGGCGATTCGAGCGTCACGTACTCGCCCGTGTCGTCCAGGCAATGCGTGATCGTCGTGCCGAATTGATCGGTCTCGAGCTCGACGTGATGCCAGTCGCCGGGCCGGACCGCTTCATCGATCCTGTTTGTTTCGGGGGAAACAAACAGACGGGCGGCATCGCGGTGCAGACGGGCGGCGATCGCGGATCGCAAGCGCGAGAAGGCACTTTCGATGGCCGAGTCGCCGGCGGGCGAGGTTCGGTTGCGGCCGTCATGCAACCGCCGAGGATGACCCTCGACCTCCCCCGCCGACAAACGCTTGACGGTCATGACGCACCGCCCGCGTCGCCGACGAGCTCGCGCCAGGCGCGCCGGAGATCGTCGGCGCCGATCTGCTCGACCGGCGTGACCATCGCGGCGAGGCGAATCGTCTTCGTCAGCGAGCGCAGCGCACCCGGCTTCGTCGCGATCTCGAAAGCCACCTTGCCGGCACGCTGCGCGTCGATCTGCCAGGCGTTCAGCAGCGCCCTCACATCCTCGAGGCCGACGCGAGTCAAGCGGACACGCTTGCCGATGCGGCTGTGAAGCCGATCGAGGTAGGCCGCCCTGTTGCCGCCGGTCATGCGCGAGAACACTTGCTCGTTGCCGAGCAGTGCCAAGCCGCACCCGGTCAGATCGTGCAGGCTTCGGATCGCATCGAGCGCGGCGGCCGAGAGGTTCTGGGCCTCGTCGACGATGAGGAGTCCATACGTGCCGCGCATCCGTGCGACGATCGCGCGTTGCAGCTTCGCGCCGCCGCCGCCGATCTCGCGGAGCCCGACCGCCTCGGCCACTTCCTCGAGGGCCGCGGCGACCGAAGCGGTCGCGGGCGTCATCACGGCGCGCCAGACGTTCGGCGACTCCTCGATGTAGCGCAGCGCCGCGGCCGTCTTGCCGAGGCCGGCGCCGCCGTAGACGATCGCGATGTCGCCGGCCATCTGCGAGTATCGGAGCGCGCCGAGCACCTGGTTGGCCGTCGGCGTCTCGATCCAGGCCGGCGCGGCCGGCATGGCCTGCCCTTCGCGCGATCGCGCCTCGTAGGCGTCGAGCCAGCGCGAAAGCTTACGCTCCAGAGCCTCGTTATCGCCGGCATAAGCGCCGTTCAAATAGCGGTTCAGCGCCGCCGCATTGACGCCGGCCTCGCGCGCGATCGCCGCCTGGGTCAGGTCGTCCCGGCCGGCGACGGCCAGGACGGACTCGCGCACGTCATCGTGCGCATCGGTCGATAGGACTTCCAGCTTTTCCGCCGTGTTGGTCTTCATGTCGTTACCTCCATCGTGAAGTGCCCTGTGTGATCACAGGATCTGTCGTTTCTTGTTCGCCCAAAGGTCGCTGACCACGCGCTGGAATTGCGCCTCTCGCTCAGCGTCCTGCGGATCGCGCCGGGTCGTGCGCGTCAGTGCGTCGCCGAACTTCGGCCGCGTGACCTTGGCCGCCGGCACCGGCGGGGGATCGGCCGGCGCGGGCAGAAGCGACGCAACGTCGGACACCGACATGCGGCGCTCCGCATCGAGCTCGGCCTTTCGCGCTTTCATCCACTGACGGCGGGCGCGGGCATGCTCGCGGGCGGCCGTGGTGTCGTTGAAGCCGACCGGCGCGATGCACTCGGCCTCGCCCAGGTATTTGCCCTGGAGCGAGTAGCAGTGAATCGATTCATGGAGCCGATCCGGATCGAATCGCACGGTCACCTTCTGCCCGGCCAGCGGCGCGGTGATCTCGCTCCAGTAGCGATTGCCGGCCAGGCGAATGCCGCCGTCGTCTCGCGAGACGGTCACGGCTTCGGCGGCCAGGAGCCACAATCGGCGCTGTTCGGCCGTGGCGCGCCGGATCGTCGAGCGCTCGTAGGACTCGGCAAAGGCTTGATCGAATGATCGGCCGCGACAGACTGCCGACCGACGGCCAGTGCGCGCGTTGTGATGCGCGATCTCCGCGTCGATGACCTGCAGGAACGCATCGAGATCGACGGCGCGACTCTTGTAGTTCTCGGGTTTTGCGTCCGGGGAGTTGCCTGTGTAGGCGCCGGCGAACGCTGGATGCTTGGCGATGCGATCGCAGAAGTCGCGGAACGCGCGCTCGATCGGTTTCGACTGGCCGGAGTACGGCAAGGTCCAATGCACGTCGACGCCGAGTTGCGAGAAAATGCCTTCGGGATCTTCCTCGCGGACCTTGAAGCGGAAGCGCGTTGCCGTGCCGCCGCTGAGAAGTTTGGAGGCGAATCCTCGGCCGTTGTCGAGATAGGCATCGCTTGGAATGCCATAGCGCTCGATCAAATCACCGAGCGCCAGGCGAATAAGATCCTTGTGCTCTGTCTGGTCGACCCGGTGACTCAGGATATTGCCCGAGTAGATGTCCTGGAAAGCGACGAGCGTCGGCCGTGCGATCGTGCCGTCCGGCCAGCGCACGAAGACGTCAAACCTGTGGCCGTCGGCATTAACTGCTTCGACCGCGTGCAGCATCGACTTGTCGCGGGTCTGCGCCGGGTATCGCGCCTTGAGCGCATCTTTGCCCTCTCGGGCGAGCAGGCGGACGGGCTCCGGGATGTCGCGGATACGGGCGCGTATCGTGTCGATTGAAGGCAGGGACCAATTGAGCGCTTTGGCAACACGCCCGGCTCGGTCGTAGCAGGCCGCGAGGCTCGGCGCTTCCGGTCGCAGGTAGTCGGCGCGGATCATGTCCCAGGCGTCCGGGTTGATCTCGGCTTTCGGCGCGGGCGTGCCGCGTCGGCGCGGAGCGAGCGCCAAAGCTCGATCGTGCGGACTCACATTACGGACAGCGGCGATCAAACGCTCTGCTGTGCGCTGACTAACACCAACGGTTGTCGAAACCTCGCCGATCGTGAAGCCGTGTTGACGGAGGCGCTCGATTTGATTGACCTGTTCCAGGCGCTTGCGCGCCTCGGTCTTCACGCTATCCGGCAGCGCTTCGAACTCGGACCATGACAGCGTGCGCGAGCTCATCGTCGCCGCCCCACGTCGTCAGACCCGTCAAGCCCCGGCAAGCCCTCGATCCGCCGGAGTTTCGAGATTAACTTGGCTTCATGAAGTTGCTTCTGCGCAAAGTCATCGATGATCGATCGGCACAGCTCGTTGATCTCCATGTTCGCCGTCTCGGCGTGCGCGCGAATCACGATCCAGCTCTCGAGCGAAATCTTGATGCGAACGTCTTTGAGCTCTTCGGCCGTCAT